CGCTTGGATCGTTGCCTGCTTTAGATCGAGCGAGAAATTAGCGAGCGCAGTTTTAGCGTCTGGACTTTGTGAGCTGGATTTTTCAAACAGTGTGCCTCTGTAATTGTCCCCGGATCCAGATTCGCCAAATGCGGCGCCAGTGCTTAATAAGCCGCCAGCAAACACACCGCCGCGCCCTTTGCCGCTGGTTTCAAGTGCTGCTTGGAATCCTACGAGAGAAGCGCTTGATCCAATAGATTTAAGGGTGTCGTTGATGCCTTTTACAGTCGCTGATATTGCCGTTCTGACCGCATCGCCGCCGATTTCGCCACCACTCGGACCCTCTAAAAATGCGACGGTTCCGGGTGCAGCGTTGACGCTCATGCCGGGGCGACGGTTATTGTTTGCGACGCCGTCAAACGAATATCCGTACTGACCGCCGCCGCGAGTTTCGCCCTTAGTGGCCTTGATTACCTCATTGATCGCGATGGCTGCAAGCGCATATGGTCCCAATGTGCCAGCAAGCGAGCCTAACCCACCTGCGATGTTTCCAGCCCCAAGCGCAGTAAAGCCAGCACTCAGGTTGCCCCCTGTGGCTGCCAAGCTACCGAATGACGAAAGCCCAGAAGAAAACCCGCCTGCGAAGTTAGCTAGTGAGCCGCCCCCGCCAAAGGCTGAAATGATATTTCCAAGGCCGCCACCAGCTCCGCCACCCGATCCTAAAATGCTTTGTCCTGCTTGTGCCACTGTGCTTGTTGCGCCAGTAGACGCAGCCGCGACATTGAAAACCCACTTCTTGACCGTCATTTGATACAACAGCTCGACAAGTCCGTTTTTCAGCGTGTCGCGCAGGCGGTCAAATGCAGATTTACCGCTATCGAAGATGGAAACGAATGTGTCGTGCGCCGTTTTCTCTACGGATTCCCACAGCTTCTTCTGGTCTTCTATTGCAGACTTTAGATCGTCTAATCCAGTCTGTTTTACAGCGCCTGCCTTTTTAGCGGCTGCCAAGTCCCTAATCGCCTGCGCTTGCTCTTTGTAAAGGTTGTACTGCGACTCATCAAGGTTTTTGTCTAGAGTCTTGATCGCAATTAAGTCTAATGTAACTGCCTGAGCTTCTGACTTTGCTGCATCAAGCTCTGCAATTGCGACTTTGGAAAGCCCCATTCTTTCGTTGAGTTCTTTTTGCGTCTCCAGCTCTGCCTTAACTTTTTCTACGCTAGTTGACAGGGTGTCTAAATATTTTTGATGCGCCGCTGCAGCGTCGAGAGATGCATTTGCCGCCTTCTTAAGCGCCTCTTGCTCGTCAAGAATCAATGCTAATGATTTCGATTGAACAATCATGCTCTGCAGCTTTGCGCGTGTCTTAGCGTCAGTGGCGACTTTTAATTGTTCCTCGTACTGCAAAGCAAGCTTATTGCCTTCATTGAGCTTGTCAGCAGCAAGGCCGTACTCTCTCAATTGGTCAAGGTATTGTTTTGCAGCTACTACCTTGGCTTTTAGGTTGGCAATTTCTGTATTTGACTCAGCTTTTGATGTTTCGGCATATTTCTTGCGAATTGCGGCAACTCGGTCTTCAATAACTGATTGAGCTACGCCAGCCGCCGCGCCTTCGTTTCTTGCTTTGGTGATTTCTCTTTCTGCAATTATCGATTTCGATAAAAATTGCTCTCCATCTTTATCAAACGCAGCCTTTGCAGCAACTTGTTTTGCTTGTGATGCGCTTGCCTCTGCGTCTTTCTTTTTAGCGCTCTCAAGCTCGTTCAACGCCTGCGATTGGCGTGATAATGCCGCAATCTCTTTTTCTGTTTGTGCGATGGAGATGAGCGTATCTTTTTGATTACCAAGGCCGCGCAGCCTTTCCAGCTTTGCGTAGGCTGCCTCCATCGATTTGGCAATCTTTTCTTGTGGGTCTTCTTGACGCCCAATGTCTAGCATTGCATCCCACGCGCCCTTTGCAGCACCTACAATGCCTTTCCATGCTTTCTCTAATGTGCCGAGATTTTCAGACAGTTGCGGTATCCGCTGCGCCATAGCATCAGCCCACGCCTTTTGCGCTACAGCCGCCGCCTCGCTTGCTTTGCCCTGGTCAGAAAGCGCCTTGATCTGGTCATAGAGTGACAGCGTCAAATAATTGGTTGTTTCGTTGAGTTTTAGGCTTGCTGTTACAGGGTCTTTGCCCAATTCAACAAACTGCTTGACCGTTTCTTTAACGGCGGTTCCAGTCAGCTTTTCAAACTGGACTGCTACAGTAGAAAATTTCTCAAACTGTGCCGCCGCGATTTGACCACTTGCCGCAAATTCAGCCAAAGCAGCCGCAGCCGCGCCCTTGGTGATACTGCCAGTCGAGTTGCTTACTCGCTCTGCCAAGCCAGACAACTGAGCCGCAGTAGTTCCCGCCGCATTGCCCGTTAGAATAAGCGCCTTGTTGTATTCCTCTGACTCTTTTCTGCCAGATAAAAAAGCATAACCAAGCGTTCCAACAGCCGCCGCAGTGATGGTAAATGGATTTACCAAGCCTAAAATATAGCCGCCCAACGCCCTCGCAGCATTACCAACACCGCCGAACATGTCTTTAAGCTGCCCGCCCTGCTGCAGTAGAACGGTCAATGGCTGCTGCCCACCTTGCAGGCTTGTTACTATGTCGGTAAATTGCGCAGGAACCCCGCGCATTGCGGCTGCAGTCGCTCTTGCAGACATGCCAAGTTTATCAAGTGACGCCACACCATTGCCAATTGCCGAACTTGATTGACTTTGCGCTGACTTTAGCTGCTCAAGTTGCGCAATGTAAGGCTTCAACGCGTCAACATTTGCGCCTAGCTGCCGCGCCTGAACCTCTAGGTATTTGGGCGAATTCCGCTCACCGGCTTGCAGGCGCTCTTGTAATTCGATTTGGCGCTTGATTGCCTTTTCCATGTAGCCAGTGGCATTGACTACCTTCTTAGCGCCAGACTCCGCACCAGCGCCAATACCATCAAGAGACTTGCCAGCTTCTTTGCCAGACTGCGCAATAGAGTCAGCCATCTGCTTAGTACTTGCGCCAACATCCTTAATCGATTGTATGGCGTTCGTCGCATTCGCTTCAATGGCAATCTGAACTTTAGTCTCTTGTACCATGGCTTCCCAAATTAAGATTTTTTATGCATTGCTGACAGTGCTGCAAATTCCATGACGCGAACGTCACCTTCCAATTGGTCGTACTCTTCACGACTCAAATTCATGCGGTCGAGTTTGTGGAATAGAACCAAATAATTGAGGCCTGTAGCGCCGTTCGAGCTTACGCACCATTGGGTTTGCATGAATGAAAACAATTCAAACGCTTTCCAGTTTTCAGGCCAGACTTCTACAGGGTCAGTTTCGTAATCCTCAATCGTAAAACCTTCTGCAACCTCCGGCGCTGGCTCATAAAGCGCCGTGGCTGCTTCCTTTAGTTTCCCAAGCGGCCTTTAGTGATTACTTCTCTGTAGGTTTCCATGATCGCGTTGACTGCAGCCGGAATTTCATCTGATAACTGCTGCACGTTCTCATGTGTCAGGTCTTCGTCTAGGCTCCACCCGTCAATCACTTGCATCACATAGTCAGCATTCGACGCTGAAGTTTTTTCCATCAAATCCAGCATAGAAAATTCATCACTTGATTCTGTTTTGTCTTTGCCTGCAGCCTGCAAAATTTCATCGATGAATAAGCCGAACTCCGAACGGGTGCGATATTTGTATGTGATTTCAATACTTCCCTCTGTGCCATCCAGCATAGGGAATTTGATTACTCGCTTAAAATTCTTTGGTGCGCTGCCTAACTTGATCTTTGCCATAATTTACCTTTCGCGGGTTTGAAAATGCCCGTGCCAAGCACCGCGCCCGCGAAGGCGACAGTACTTGGTCGGTGCTTGGTGTGGGCGAATGCCCAGATTAGGAGGCGTAACGAGTGATGCGGTTGTTACCGTTGAAGCTGGCTTTAACCTTGTTGATTTGGCCGTCCTGCATCGACACCGACTCATTGAGCGCGACTGTGCAAGGCACAAATAAAAGCGAGCCTGAGCGGGTAACGATTTTCAAACAGGTGTCTGTCTGTACATCTGTCAATGATTTCAAGGCTGTATAACCAGCGCTTCCAATGGAATCAGCATCTAAGTCCATCGTGTAGCTGGTAGCGGTAAAGCCGTCGTTGATGTTGTACTCAACGTCTGATTCAACAAATTTGTATGCGACTTGTTTTGGTTCGCCGCCGCTTGATTGCGGAGACATGACAGTTGTGATCTGGGTGAATGCTGTAATTTTGCGGACTGTGCCTGTGCCTGTGCCACTCGGGAAAAATGTTGTGCTGGATGTGTCCGCGCCTTCGAGCACAAATGTGTCAGTTGTAACCGTCTTGATGCGGAAAACACGGCGGTTAAGTCTTCCCCATCCGCTAGTAATTTCGACGATGTCGGCGTTGCTGTAACCATGCGCAGCGCTTGTAACAACTGCCTCAGAAGCGTTTGTAACGACTGTTGTGGTTTTTGACGATGCAATTGTGGATGCAACGTAAAACGTTGATCCGGTTGGAACTTGTGCCATTTTGTGAGCCTTTCAAATAAAAAAAGCCCACATAAAAAAAGCCGCCCTGAATTAACAGAGGCGGCTTTTCATAGGTGAGCTATTGGTAAAGCCCGAATGGGCATAAAAAAACCACTTCTGATTGCTCAAAAGTGGCTTGTTATTGGTGGCCTTTCGGCCTAAATTTTTTTATCTATCTGACCAGACTGAAAAATCTTGTCTTGATCCGTAGATTAGGTTGTCTATGTCGTAGTCCGACACTGGGGCGCTTGTTGGTGACGCCTGAAATGCTGTCGATGTGATTAATGCCGTCTCAGCTTGCAGCATGAGTAAAGCAGCATCTGATCGCGTATCAGCCCAAATATTCACTTGAAAATATCCGTTTTTTGCCGATGGAATTGTCGGGTCAATGTACTTAATTACGTCGCCGCCGAACTGCTGATAAGTTATGTAAGGCCGTTGTGTGCTTGTTGGCGCCACATCTGGGAATGCGCGAGGGCAAACAGCCGAAAGCACCGTATAAAGATCACTCTCGATGGTCATTTATCACCCGTTTCGAATCGCTTAATAAATTCATTCGTCGCTGCGTTAATGGCATCTGGAATTCGTGACGCGGCATTACGAACAAACGATTGCGCAGGTATTTGAATTGCGCCACCTTTACGCGGTACGTAGTAAGCATCCTTTTCAGCCTGCGAAGCCCTGCGCCTTGGCTTTTTCTTTCCTTGCATTTCTGGACGAATTGCTGTGTACCATTTGCCGTCGCTGCCGATATAAGACGCGTAACGCTGAATGTGTCCGTTCTCAACTAGATGGCCGTGTGGTGCCTTCTTCGCGTTCCAACTAATGTGATAAGTGGCATGACCTGCGCCGCTATTATTTTCACTAAATGCCTGATAAATTGCAGAATCAAGGTTGCCTGTTTTCTTCCCTAGCTTGCTGACATTGAGCTTTACTTGGTCATAAATGACTTGCGCCCCAGCCTGCGCAACTGGCCGAACAATTTCTTCAGCCCCCTGCCCAAACTTCTCCAACAGCTTATTTAAATCAGTCAAATCAGCATTGATTGTTAAGCTCATTTAACGGCCTCACACACTAGATCAACGTGATTTTGTTTTGCTGCGTCTGGCAATACAGCCGCGATGTTGAAAATGGTGCCGCTGTATGAAACGCGCATTCCTGCCGTAATATCGGTTCTGTACCTAATGCGAATGCTGACACTCGCTATTGATGTTGGCGCTCCAGACTTGATGGATTCGATGCCGCGCAAATAAGCGATGTTTGCCCATACAGTGGCAAATTCGCTCCACGTGTTTAGTTGCTGACCTAACGCATCTTTTGAGGTCGATTGAGACTCAATGACGACTCTCTTGTTAAGTGTGCGTGCGTCCATCAGCTACGACACCAAATTCGTTTTCCATCCAGCAGCGATTCTAAAAACGGATTCGGCTTCGCGCCTGCGTCAAATTGTTCTGTGAGCTTGGCAAGTATGTATAACTTGAGGTCGTCCGGCGTTGCTGTGTCATCGGCACCGTAGCCCGCTATGTACTGAATCTGCACTGCGTTGATCTTGTCGTATGTCGCTGGCCATGCTTTATTTGGCGCAGGCACGATGTAACCTAGCTCGCTGGTGGTATCGACTGTGTAATCAGCAGGGTTTAATGTTTGCAGTACGTTGTTGGTGTCGTAGAACTTAATCCACGATACGGATGAAATCGGCGGGTTAAAGAGTTTAATTGCGTCAGGGAACAAGTCCAGCGTTAGCCGCCATGTCTGCGTGATAATCGACAGCCCCGTGTAATGCTGGACATGGGCGGTGATACCCGCAACGTGTGCCTGAATTGAATCATCCATCTCTGTGCTGTCTGCGCGCACTGCGAAGCGTGCAGCCGTCATTGAAACGGGTAGCGCTGCAGGCGGCGTGATTAATTGAGTCGTCATTTTTTAACGTTTGTTAAATTGTTTAGCATCTGGTCTAGTTTGAATGTTGACGCTCTTTGGCGAATACCCGCCGCCAGATGGTGCGCGCGCGTAACCAACCAAACTTAGAATGACAGGCAATCCAGTCAATATAAAATTTCCAGTCTCGACTGTAATCCTGCGACCACCACTACCATATGTGAACGCTACGGCGTTGCAAGTGAGGGCATACGCAGCCGTTGCTGATGTTAATTTTCTTGACGCCCTAAGCCCTGCAGAATTGCCGCTTAATGCGAATGCAATTGTTGCTGATGTTAATTTTCGCGCCGCTTTAAAGCCAACAGAATTTCCTGTTAGTGAAAACGCGCCAGTGGCTACAGTTAAAACACGCGATGCCCCGTAATAAAAAAGGGTGACTGCATTACCTGTCAGCGCATAGGTGGCGGTTGCAGATGTTATTTTTCTGCTCGCTCTTAAACCTGTCGCATTGCCTGTTAATGCGAAACTTCCCGCAGTTAATGTCGCTTTTCTTGAAACATTTAAGCCCGCCGCATTGCCAGTTAACGAGAACGCGGCTGGGGCGGATGTGATGTTGTACGCGCCACCAGCGGGTATGCCAACCCATATCCTGCGATTCGGCCTATGGAATATTTGGTAGGGGTCTTGCGCTAAGTCCCATATTTCAGTGTCACTTAACGCCCTGCCCCACAAGCCGACTAGAAATTGTGCTTGATTAGCACCTGCGCCAACCACGCCAATATTTACTGTGTTAAAC